AGTCTTCAAGCAGCTAGACAACAACTCGCTGCAAAGCAGGCGGAAAAAGAAGCTGATCGGGCTTATGACTTTAACAAGTTTGGTATACAAATGCAATATAATGTGGATAAGGATAATCAAGATAGAAACATAAAGAAAGAAGATCTTGCAGAGAAAAAAAGAAGCAATAAGGTTAGAGAGGGAATAGAAGGTTATAACGCTAGTATAGGAAAATATAACGCTGATACAAATAGAATGAGAGCATCTATAGCTCAATCAGAATTGCAATCAAAATCGGATAACAAGAATGATTATCTTCCGTTAGGAGAAAATTTAGTTCCTATTCCTAAGGCTCAGTCTAAAGCATTGTACGCGAAGTTATACCAAACGATGAAGCGCGATCCACAAATACAGGGGGATGCGTTGGAAAATGTACAGTTGCAATTCGGAGAGGGTGGAGATCAGGATATGAAGATGATGAATATTGTACGTCGTAGGTTGAACGATTCCCCTGCAGCGGTAGAAGCTCTTCAAAATTATCTTGGAGTTCCGTCGCCATCAAGAACACGATCTTTTACGCCGGAAGTTAGCGCTCCGTGGATTAAATCTTCAACAAGTAAAGCCCCTTGGGTAAAATAATATGGATGATAACAAAAAATGGATATATGACTCTCTGAAAGGCAAGGGAGTTGATCTTGGTAGTTATGATGATTATACTAAGGCTTTAGGATCGGAAGATTCTCGTAAGTGGGTGTATGACACCGCTAAAAACAGCGGAGTGGACCTTGGGACTTATGATGATTATAACAAGGCTATTGGTGTAGCCTCTAATCCTGCTCCAAAAACTGTTACTCCTAAATCGGATTATGTAACAGGATCAGGAAAGGATACCCAAATATTCGGAGTGCCATACGAAACGTACAAGCATTTATCTCCTGAATCCCAATCGTATTATTATCAACAGGCTATTAATAAGAAAAAGGATGATGAAACTAAAAAAATAGACGAGGCTTCGCAGTCTCTTCGTGGAAATATAGCAGAACAAAGGACGAAGGAGGATCAAAGCAGACCTAATGGAATTGTAGATAAATTTTCACGTCTTCTTGGTGGAGGATATCCTGGTAATGTCTCTACTATTCGCCCAACAGATAGTGATGATGTTATAGCGGCTGAGAATACTCTTAATGAGCTTCAAAATTACAGAGAAGCTCACGAGGATGATGAAAAAGGAGTCGGAGAAATACAGAAAGGAATTAATGAAGCTGGTAGACGTTTACCGGAAACGTTGTCTTCTATCGGTACTTTCGGGTTGAGCCGCCTTGCTAATGGAATACAAAAGGCTAGATTGTCGGGGAGTGAAGACAATGAATTAACCAAACAAGCTAGTGAACTATATAATAGATATACTGAGTTAAATAATCTTGATGAATCTTGTGGTAGGGATATAGCATCTGGTGCATTGCAGTCTGCTGAATATGTTTCCGGGTTCGCGATGGGAGGAGCATTGACAAAAGGAGCAACGGAAGGACTTGGCAAGATAATAGCTTCTAGGCTTGGAGGTAATTTGTCCGCTAAGGCAATAGGTGGAGCTGCAGAGGTTATCGGTAATGAGATTGCTCGCACTACTGTTATGCCGTCTACATATAGTACAGCTGTAGATATAATGAATCAGACCGGAGCCGGTTTCCCGGATGCATGGGGAAAGGCTTTCACGCAAGGTGTGATTGAAAACTTTAGTGAAGGAGCTGGGGAATTTATTCCCGGTATAGGAATAGCCAATAAAACTAAAATAGGACGTTATTTTTTGGATAAAACTAAAGGATTTAGGCATATTTCCGGTATTCAAGGTTTTCCACAGGAGTTCACAGAAGAGCAAATAGCTACTGTACTTCATTCTATTGCCGGGGACGGACAGGGAAAGTGGTCTGATCTTATAGATCCCCGAAATCAGTTAATGACAGCCGGTGTTCTTGCAGTTATGCAGGTTCCGCACGTATCTATTGCGTCAGGTAGTTATGTGGCTGGTAAAGTTGGTAATAAGGTGCAGAATTATTCGATTAATAAAGCTTACAATAAGAATCTTGTTAATCTTCAGGAACAGTTCGGGGGAAATGAATCGGCTGATTCCGGTGAAATAGTTGATTTTGTAAATAAATCCATTGATAATGCGCGTAGCGGTAAAGATATGGACGCATTGCTTGATTATGTTGCAAGCGATGAGAACTTAACAGACAACCAGCGTGATGCGATAGCAAAGTATGCAGAAGCTTATAACGCCAAGGCTGCAAATAATAAAGGTAAGACAGACGCTGTGTCGGAAAAAATAAATGCGGATACAGAAGATATCAAAGCTAATTCTGATCCTTCTACTTGGATATATACAGAGGCAAATAGATTGGTACCTAATGAAGTGGGAGAGTTTGTTCCTGTTCCCGGTTATATAGTTGGACATATTGGAGATACTCCACTTTGGAAACCTGAAGGTAGTGGTCCGGATGTACAAGCCGTTCCGCTTAAACCGCACGAAATACAGAATGTACAATCTATGCCAACTCAGGATGTTATAGATGCAAGTTCACGTATGATACAGGATCAAGCAAAGGCTGATGACGATTTTGAGTCTAAATATGATCCGCAAATTCAACCTCCTGTAATCGGTTCATCCTTCGTATCTGGAAATTCTCAATATGAGATTGTACAGCAAAATCCTAATGGTGGATGGATAGCTAATATGACTACGATTGATGAGAAAGGGAAATCGCAAACGCAAGTGGTTGAAATCACTAATGATGACTATTACAACGCAAAACAGCAGGAGTTAGATGCAAAAGAAAATAGCAATTTGTCAGATTTACAGCAAGGAAATGAGGATGCACCAGAAAGCGAACAAAGCAATGTGTTACAAAACAATGGCGATACGGATCAAAAAGATAATACACCGGAAATTGCCACGCAACAGGAGCAACAAGCTGTTTCATCTCCACAAGTAATATATAAGAAAGACGAAAAAGGGAACGATACGGATGAGATAAATTATGAAGCTATGCCGGTTGAAAATACAATCAATCATCTTAATTCTATTACAGGAAATGATGAAGCAACCGCTAAGTCAATAGAGAAAACATATAGTAAGGCTAACAGTACGTATGAATCAGCTCAGAAAGCTCTGGATAAGATTGAAAGCGAAGGTGTGGATTATACGGACCGAAAAGAAGTTGCTGCTTATCAAAAAGCAAAAGATGCTGTTATGTCTGCTAAAAATAGAGTCAATTACTGGACCAACGTAAAAGATGAAGTACAAGCTTCTCGTGTTCAACCCGGGGATAAAACAGCCGAAGCGATTCGGACTATGGGTGATCCGGTCAGCGGTGAAGAACTTGCAGCGTCAATGCTAGGCAATGGCAATCTTCCTATTCTGTTCTCAGACTATAAAAAAGAAACAGGATACAGCAATAGTGAAGGGCGTAAAATGGTAGGACTGTTTGCAAACAAGGCGAACGGTGGAATGAGCGTTCAAGAAGCCGGAGAGAAGTTGATGCTTGCCGATCAAGAGAATGGGACTAATTTCTTTGATCAGAATGATCCCAATGCCGGACGTAATGCTATCCTTGATGTTTTGTCACAGGCAAATACTCGCGGAGACCTGTTCAATTACATACAATCTAATCGTGAAGCACTTGCAGAGCGTGAACGTCAGGCTGAATATAATGCATATTCCACATGGGCTGATGAGAATTATCACATGGCACCGGAGGATTATGAAACGTATGAAGAGGCGTTGCCTAAATATTTGGCAGATAAAGCCTTGAGTGACGATGAGTATAACCAATTTATGTATAACTTTGCTGATGAGCAATTAAATAATAACGAAAATGATAACATCGGAAGAGCTGGGCAAGAAATTGCAAGCGATGAGCAACGAGGAATACAAGCAGATGGCGAACGAAGCGGCGAAGTATTGCCTGAAGAACAACCTTTACCGACCGGGAGAAGTGGAGAATCTGAAACAGAACCCATCCAAGCTGATGAGAATATCAATAACAAGGATGTTACTTCACAAAGAAGCTCATCCACAGGAGAAATAACAGGTGATAATGTTTTGAATAATGGCGAAGAATCAATATCTTCGCAAAGTAAAAATACCGATAACGATGTACGATATAACCAAGAACAAGAATTACCAGCGGATGAGCGACTGGAACAAGAAACAAGTGCAGGCCGTGAAGAAAATGCAAGAACAGCCCGTAGACTGGGAAGCTATAGACAGGTACGTAGCGGCAGCGGGAGGAACACGAATACAGCCCAAGAAAAAGAATTAGAAGATTACGCTAAAGAGAAAGGTATTTGGCTTGATGCCGGACAGATAGCCGAAAATTCAGAGCATAAGTTTCGTTCCGGGAATGAGGCTGACGTTTACCTAAATAAAGATGGTAAGACTGTAACAAAAGTAATAGACTATTCTAAATACAGTAAATCCCCACTTGATTTTATAGACAACAGGATATTGTTATTTAATAAATTGTTTAACGATACTCCTTATGCCATTGTCGGTTTCACAAAAACTGATAAGGGATTTTCATTTGTGGTTGAGCAACCATACATCAAAGGATTGCCGTTGGAAAGTCCTGTGATTACGGGGACAGTGGATGCTCTTCTGGCTCAACAAAAAAGAGTTTCCGACTACATGGCCGAACGTTTTGGCATGAAACCTGTCGGATTGGATGCTTTTAGTGATGGAGAAATAACAATACAGGACGTACACCTTAGAAATGTCATACAGGGTGAAGACGGTAATCTGTATGTTATTGACGCTGTTCCTTCCGTAAAAAAACAGCAGTCTTTCGTAGCCCCCGAATATAAGGGAGGTGATCTGCTTGACTATGCAGAGCAAGTATCAAAGCAGAAAGAGGTACATGACGCTGGTAATGAAGTAAATCCTAATCCTACTGAATCGCAAAAAGAAGCGGGCAACTACAAGAAGGGACACGTAAAAATAGACGGACTGGACATTACCATTGAAAATCCGAAAGGAACAGAACGTAGTGGCGTTGATAAGTCCGGCAAGAAGTGGTCCATTACTATGAATAACGATTATGGTTACATCCGTGGCACTCAGTCCGTGGATGGTGATCATATTGATGTGTTCCTTGGTCCTGATTTAAACTCTTCTAATGTTTACGTAGTAGATCAGGTTAATCCAGACGGATCATTTGATGAGCATAAGGTTGTGTATGGCTTCAATTCCATTGATGAAGCTCGCGAAGCCTATCTTTCCAATTATGAAGATGGTTGGAAGGGATTAGGGAATATTACCGAAGTATCAAAAGAAGGCTTCAAGAAGTGGATTGATAGTTCTACCCGTAAGACTAAACCTTTTGCAGAATATAAAATATCTCAAAATGATAATCAAAACAACATCGGGGTACAAAGTAACCTCAGAGAAAGGGAAGAATCTGAGCAAGGCAAATCTGTCCCTGCAACAAGCGAAGAAAAGGCTTCAACAAGTGGAGTACTTCAAACACCTGAAAAAGTAAGTGATGTTCCTGCTATAACGGAAGAGGAATACCTTGCTTCTAAAGGATATGGTAGTCAAGGTATTGGAGAGCCGGCATTACAAAAAGGAAAACAGAAAACTTCTAAACAGCAAGAAAAGATAGTAGAAAATCAAGCTGCTAAAGATAAGGAATACACCGATAAGCGGAAAGAATTACGAAAGGAATACAGGCAGAAAGTAGACAGTGGAGAACTACGTGAGCCTACTACGGTAGAGAAGCTAATAAAGGTTGCCAATGGGAGTCCTGATCTTGAAAGTACTCAAGCTGCAAGAAGGTCGTTAGAAAAGCGTGGAATAGATTGGAAAGGTGAAGAAAAGCGTTTCCGTACCGGAAAACAAACAGATAAAGACCAGGCTAAATCCGTTTCCGATTCCGTTAAATCTATATCAGAAAAGCTGAATACTCCGGTTAAGGTTATTAATTCTATTGATGATCTTCCTTCCGACGTTCGTGCTCGTGTTGAAAAAGGACATCGTATAAAGGGGTGGTATGACCCTAAAACGGGAGAAGTAGTTGTTTATGCTCCTAATGCAGAAAGTGCAGAGGATGTAAACCGTACTGTATTGCATGAGATTGTAGGACATAAGGGTTTACGTGCTTTGTTCGGNGATAAGTTTGATAATGCATTGCANNATATNTATAAATCNCTTCCTAAAGAAGTGCGCGCAGAGATAGCTCAATCTGCTGTTCGTAGTTATGGAAGCAATACTTCTGTTGCAACTGAAGAATATCTTGCAGAACAGGCTGAAAAAGGTGAAACTCCATCATTGTGGAACAAAGTTGTTTCCGGGATACGTAGTTTACTGCGTAGCGTTGGAATTAATGTAGAAATGTCCAATAATGACGTGAAGTACTTGCTGTGGAGAAGTAGAAAGAATCTCGAAACTTCTGATCTTCTGTCTGTTGCAGAGGATATTGACATGCGACGGAAGTTAGGGATAGGAGAAGATGATAATGCTATCATGAAGTCTCTATCTAATTTTACAGATAAATACCAAGGCAAGCCTACCTATATAGTCAAAAAGGGAATGAGTTCTGCGGATTTACAAAATGCATTTGGAATAAGTGAAAAAGACGCCGACACATTGAAAGACGCCATTGATAAGACAGATGCTGCCGCTGCATATTCTCCTTATTTTAATAAAATACTTATATTTGCTGATAATTATACAGGAAAGCGTAGTGAAGCTAATCTCTTTCACGAAAATGTTCATGGCGCGTTGCATGATATTTATGGCGATTCATTCAGAAAGATAGCTGATGCGTTTTATGAAGCAACCAATGGACGGTTTGAAAAAGCAAAAGAGGAGCTGAGTAAACTGTATGACGAAGAGGACATGGCAGAAGAATTTCTGGCATATCTTTCCGGCATAGCGATGGATAGCGGAAATTTTGAGATGGTAGACAGGTATTTACCTGATGAATATAGAGATGAATTTAACGACATATTAAAGCGTATAGGTTATGACAGAGAAAAAGAATCAGCTGACAGAAGAGGACGATCTGCTATTAAAGGGAGTGAAGGCATTCAAATGCGGTTACCCGGAATTGAAGAAAACGAAGTTCGGACATCCGAAGGAAGTAAGCGATTCAGAACAGAAGAAGAACATCCCTCTGACGGAACAAGAGAAGCCTACGAAAAAGCACTGAATGAAAGGGGCCTAACTGGGTTCCAAGCGAAAGAAGCATATCAGGATTCTATGTTATCGCTTAAATATTTGCAGGATGTAATTTCTGATATGGATGGTAAACCTGTGAAATCATTCGAGAATGCTTATCTTGCTGAAAATCGTATGTCTTCAATCAGCACCCGGGAAATGGAAGTATTTGCAAAGGATTATTTCCGTCCGCTTGTTGAAGAAGTTGCTCGTATGATAAAGGATGAGAATGTATCATACCGCGATATTACTAATTATCTTATTGCAAAACACGGAATTGAAAGAAATCAAATACTTGCTGAACGTGACGCTGAGAAATCGGCTATTGACTCCGGTGCAGAAAAAGGAAGTAAGGATTATAATGATGTGTATAATGATCAGCTAGAACGAAATTTGCAAAACGACTACTCAGGTCTAACAGGTTTGATGAAAAGCTTGACGGATGAAAAAGAGGATCCTACTGAATTCGCTAAAAATCTTGTTTCTGATTTTGAATCAAAGCATAATACGGNTAANNTNTGGAANCTTATNAATGAAGCNACAGATAAAACTCTTCGTAAATCCTATGAGAGTGGTATGATTTCGAAAGACAGATACGAAGAGATCAAGGATAGGTTTAAAAACTATGTTCCTTTACGCGGATGGGATGAAACGATGGCTGATGAAGTATATAACTATCTTGATGGTAAGCGATCTCCCGTTAATTCAGTGATGAAAGGTGCGGAAGGTCGAACTTCATTAGCAGATGACCCTATTGCCACTATTGGCAATATGGCTGAGAGTACTATTTTGGAAGGAAACAGGAATATAATGAAACAGCATTTTCTTAATTTCGTCACTAATCATCCATCTGATTTGGCTAGCAACTATTCGTGANGTGTGGTATGTTAAGGATAATGCTACCGATGAAATGATNCCNTCTTATCCTAACATACCGGATAATGCAACTCCTGAGGAGGTTTCAAAAGCTGTTGATGATCACGAACAACAAATGGAAGAATTAGAGAAGCAGGGATTAGCTAAGAGAGGACGTAACGGACTTGATCTGCGTTATAAGATACTTCCATTTCAAAAGTCCGAACATGCTGTTACTGTAAAAAGAAACGGTAAAGAACAGGTCATTTATATTAACGCCAATCCTCGTGCTGCACAGGCACTGAATGGAAATACTAATCCGGACGTAGAGAATAACCCCATATTCCGGGCAATTGGTTCATTTAATCGCGCCCTTGCGAAAAATTTCACGACTCGTAATCCGGCATTTGTATTGAGTAATCTTTCGAGGGACTTGATATTTGCTCATAGTGCGGTTGCAATAAAGGAAAGCCCTATGTACTTGGCCCGTTTTTCTACTAACATTCCAACTTCCATATCAACGGTGTTTAAGGGAGTTCGCGGTATAGAGGACAATTCGGAAGCCGGAAAGTATTTTCAAGANTTTTTAGATAATGGAGGAGAGACAGGGTATGCTAACTTGCGTGACGTAGACCGTTATAAAAAGATGGTACAGAGCGACATTAAACATCTGACAAAAAAGGATTATTTTAAATCGGTACGGGATGGAGCGGAGTTATTAAATGATTTCAACAGGATGGCTGAAAATGTCTCCCGATTCAACGCTTATCTTACTTCCCGTCAAGAGGGGAAAGATGTAGTAGAGTCTATTAAAGATGCAAAGGAGATAACAGTAAACTTTAATAAGAAGGGTTCCGGTTATAAATCACTTGATCCTAAACAAGCATGGTACTCGAAAGGTAATGTAGCTGCTTATTCTGCAGGTGCAATGAGAAACCTATTTTTGTTCTTCAATGCCGGTGTACAATCACTCGCTAATTTTGGTAATTTAGCAAAGAGAAATGCGGGTAAATTCGGTGCCGTAATTGGTGGATTTACTGCNGCAGGATTTATGATGCCATTTATAAACAAATGGTTAATGGATTTGGGCGGTGATGGTGATGATCAGGACTATTATCAGAACTTGACCGAATGGACTAGAAGAAACAATCTATGTATTTACATTCCGTATTCTAAAGGAGACTTTGTTACGATACCTCTTCCTNGAATGGACTAGAAGAAACAATCTATGTATTTACATTCCGTATTCTAAAGGAGACTTTGTTACGATACCTCTTCCTATTGAATTACGTGCGTTCTTTGGTCTTGGAGACCTAGCGTATCAGTCTACTATAGGGAATAGCGATAAGAAAGGAACGGATATTGCATTTGATGCAATAAATCAATTGACGGAACTATTGCCTCTTAATCCTCTTGGTAATAATGGAGATATTACATCTACTGTCGTTCCCGATGCGCTTAAACCTGTTTGGCAGGTTCATGAAAATAAGGATTTCACAGGAAGGCCTATATTTAAAGAAAATGCTTTCAATGAAAATATGCCTGAATGGACTAAGACTTATAAAGGAAATTCTAAAATGCTGATCAAATTGGCTGAATGGTCCAATGAGATAGGAGGAGGTGATAAATATATGACTTCAGATGTTGAGGCTTTAAATTGGAATCCGGCAAAATTGGAGCATATACTGGAAGGTTATTTCGGTGGTATGGCTACTACATTGAACCAAACTGGAAAAACTCTTTATGCTGGCGTTGAGTCTGCTGTAAAAGGTGAAAAGAGCGATGATCTTACAGTTTCCAATGCTCCTGTTTTGAATCGGTTTATTAAGGATGCCTCCGATGATCGTTCTTCTTTTAAAGCCGTGAGGGAGAAATTCTACAATTACTTAAAGGAATATGAGGACACTGAGAAAAATTTGAGGGGTTATACAAATGAGGTTTCATCCGGAAATATTGATTATCTTCAAAAGTTGGTTGATCTTCAGAAATCAAAGGATTATCAGGTGTATGCCACGTTCAAAGCACTCAAAAAACCACTTGATAAAATTCGACAACTCGAAAAAAAAGTCGGTGAAGATAACAGTGAAGAGTTGGTTCAGCAGAGAAATGAGTTGATGAAAATCGTTGTTGGTGAATTGGATAAGATCAAATAAAAAGTCCCCGTCTTAATGGCGGGGATTCCTTTTATAACCTATTTGCTTGGCTTATATAATTCAACCACATTTTACGTTTTATGTTTTTCTTTTTAGTCGAAAGAGGTTCTCCCCATTTATTTGGAGTGAAGTAGAAACATTCGTCGATAATTGAGGTTTCATTTGTTTTGTTTGAGAACATACCAGCCTGTCTCATTTTTTTTATCTGTGAGAAGCTAAGCACCATTAAACGATGCTTGTTATTTGGAAGAACATAATACCTTCTACCATATTTTGCGAATTTCAAATCCGCTTCTCTGATTGCTTTTTGTAGTTCTCTATCAGCTTTGAGCATAACAAAGAATCTTTTTAGTTTTCTGATAATCGTTTTCATACTTAAATTGTTGCTTCTGTTATTACTTTATTTGGTTTAAACTTTGGTTTTTCTTCTATAATTTTAGGTAGTTCCATTTCACAAAAACAGATGAATAGTCCAATGGCACGTACCATTACCATATCATCATGGTTTCCGTCCGTTGCTCCGAATGATCCGTTCTGTTTCTTTTCGTAAGTAGCCATTTCGTCAAGGGATAGTATGTTCCTCTCAATGTACATCTCGTCACGTAAACAAGCAACCATATTTGATATGATAAGCGGTTTGGTCTTCTTATTAGTATGGAACCCATACTCAGACATTATTCCTTGCGCTATCTTTGCTTCGGATGCTTTACGGATATATAGGTTGTCGTAGCAATCGGACAGTTTATTGAAAATAAGTTCCGACTGATCACCATCGGTATCATTGTCTTTCGTTTCAATGGTATTACTCTCTATTACAAGAAGAGCATCATTNTAATACTTTGCTATCTGTGCGGCTTTCCATGCCAATAAATCGTGATCTATATGCCCATGCCATTCTGCAACNACTTCCGGNTTTCCNCCGTACATCATCCAATAACGGTCGATTACAAGAATATCGGAATAATCGGCGCTTTTACTCCTTCCTCCAACATCAACAATAACCAAGTATCTGTTGGATATCTTTTGTTTTTTAATGGGATGAGCCCATATCTTTAAAAGTCCGTTATGATCTTCTTTGAANTGGATGTTTTTAAGACATTGACTTCCTTGCACGGCTTCTCCTTGTACTTCACCGACATATAAAGGTGCTTTACATTTATCTCGTAATTTGTCTATTTGATAAATGCTAAACACTGCATTGCCGGAGTTCTTGAACGCTTCTACATCATCAGANGGGAATTCGGCAGCCATATCGGAGTGGTCCATGTAATCCCTTCTCTTTTCGATGTACCAATTTATAGCTTCAAATGTTGCACCTAACTCCCATAAATGCCAGTAATATGTGCCTGGATCGAGGCATCCTGTTGGTGGGTTATCACTATCTTTATGTTTTATTAGCCATTTCGCGAATACCTCTTTATCTTTTACTTGTTTTGTGTATCTTTCGATTAAGAACCAAGGCACAAAAACAGCAGTTCTGTTACTCTCGCCTTTTTTAGCTGCAGTATATGCACGATAGAAAAAGTTTCCCATACCGTTGGCCGTGGACTCTATCACCTCGACAGTCAAGGGGGCTAGCAACAATGATGAAGATATGGACCGTATTATATCTTCCGGTGTCTTTCCGTCAGTATCATCCCAAACACCTACCTCTGAATAATGAACGCAAGACATGTCGCCACCACGGCCGGACGTAGGATTGTTATATGTACCTATCGTTATAACCGTGTCTCTTGCGGTAGTGATATTGGTTCCCTTTCCGTAAGTTATGATACTATCTAGTTGAGAGCCCTCGTATGGAGTAAACGATAGTTTTACGTTATCGGGACAGTCAATCAGCCATGGCGGGAGTTCTTCAAGCATCTTGGAATACATGGCTTTTATTTTCCTAGAGGTTGACCCGTCTTGTGCGACAATTACAGAATACCAGCCTTCTTTATGGAAGAGTTGTATCCATGCGATGTACAATTGAACTAATGTACTTCCTCCCCACTGACGAGCTTTTAATAAAATGATTCGGATAGGAACACCGCGCAAACGCATATCTTCCAAAATAGCCAATACGTATCGCTGAGGGTAGGATAGTCTGAAATGAATGTTTTTCCCTCCTTCCTTGTTCTTTATATTGTCGTATGCGTACGCTTGGAATGGGAAATCGTGCTTGCATCTTATTTTTATGAATTTTCTTACTACCTTTTCCCTGATATCTTTATTGTATACGCCATATCTTTCTATACAAAATTCTTCTATTGATCCAGCTTTTAGTATTGATTTGACAAGATTATTTTTGAGCATAGGAAGAGGCGCCCAAATTTTAGAAGGATATATATCAGGTATTTCAATGATTTTTCTTTCACCAACTGAATTTTCCCCGGTTAGCGGATCGAAAGGAGCTCTTATTGCAGAAACTCTTCTATCATCTTCCTGTATAAGCTGCTCTATAGTCATTTACTAAAGCCCTTACTTTATTATATAGATACCCGGATATAAAACATACAGTATGTACTCCAAATGCAATACCCGGAATAAATACGGTCACTATTGAAAATCCCGCAAAGTATAACCATGTTTTTTTATTGGCATACATTCCTACTATGGCCAATATCATCCCGGATAACCCTATTGCGTTGGGGAATAATAGATATGCAAATACGCTAATTATATATGATGATATGACCCTGTTTTTATCTAGCCTGATCATCCATAAAGCATATAGGTTAACTGCTAAATGAAATATGTTAGCATGTAAAAACATGTAGATAAAACACGCATACCAACATGAAGGAAAATGCACAAAGAATAAACTCATACTTATTATCAGTATGAGCACCTTAAGTTTCTTATTGTCTGTTGTTGGCATTTCTTTTTCATTTTGTAAATTACGTCTCCTGCTACTCTTGGAGTAATTAAAAAGCATGGAGCCGGTTGCATAAGCACTTCTTCAACGATTGCTCTGGTGCTCATTTTGGGGTGGAAGTCTTTATAAAGGCGATAATCATAATAAAGTGATTTGTAAAACAAGACTGTGTTCTTTTTCATCCCCTTAAATGACATCCCTTTTTCCATCTTGTATATAATGGATGATGCGCGTTCGGGGCTAACCCAATACCTTGATGCTTGAGAGTTGACTACTTTTTCTAATATTTTAGCGTGGCATACTCTACCGTATAGGTTTAACTGTTTCTTGGTTATTTCCCTATATATACGCATAAGGTCTTCGTTACGCTCTTTTTCAAGAATAAAAATGCTTCCCTTTTTTCTCATAGTGTTGAAGTAACTTTCTATTCAAAATTAAGAAGAAAGATATCGTTCGTCAAGTTTTATCGTTTTTGTACGATTTAGCTTAAATACATTTGCGCAAAACAAGTATTATCATGGAAGAAGAAGTTAAAGACCAAACAATTGAAAATCAGAATCCTACGTCAAAAAAGGATGCGTTTATGCAAAGATTTTCTGAAAAATACCCTGATTTAAAGCCCGACGATGAAGAATCTTTATATGGTAAAATAAGTGAAGATTACGATCGTTTCGATAAAAGCGATCAATCGCAAAAACAGCTTGGGGATTTACTTGCAAGTGATCCGCGTAGTGCTGAATTCCTCATGATTATGCGAAAAGGAGGAAATCCCGTTGAATTTCTTATTGAACAATATGGAGATGATTTTCGTGAAGCGCTGAATGATGAAGGGAAAGCCAAGGAACTTGCAGATGCTTTTTCTAAGTACACGGAGAAACAAACTCAAAATCGTGAATTGCAGTCCAAAGCAGAAGAAAACATGCAAAAGATGATTGATGATCTGGATGCAGCTCAAAAAGAAGGGAATTTTGCAGACGAAGATGCTACTTCCGCTTATGAATATCTATATGGAGACGGTGGTTTGTTGGACCGTATCATAACCAATGAAATCACTAAAGAGGATTGGTTGATGTTGATGAAAGCTTCAAAGTACGATAATATGATGAAAGAAAATGAGGCTAAAATTGCTGAAGCTAAAACCGAAGGTGAGATCGCCGGACGTAACGCCAACATTGATGATAAAAAGAAAAAGCGTACTAGGGTTGAAGGGATGCCTACTACTCTTGCTAGTGCAGGCGGTTCTACTAACGAAGGGAAACCAAAAAATGCCACGCTTGCGGCTCTTGATAAGATCCAAAAGAAAAGTGTATGGGACTAAGTGTATGGGACTAATAATACTAATTTAATAAAAGAAAAGTGATGAAAAAGGTTATTCAAAAATGGGGCGGTTTACTGCTCATGATTATGGCTATTATTGTTGGAGCTGCTACAGGTGTTTGCATGGCTGCTGCAACTGCTATGGGAGGCGAAACAGGAGACACCGGTGATGCCGGAGTTACTGTCGTTGATGCTACAGGTGGAGCTACCGCCACTACTGGTATTGAAGTTACCGAAACTGATAATCCGGAACTCTATCGAAAGGAAATTGATAAGCGTATCACTAAGATGCGCCCGATGAAAACTCCTATTGATCAGATTACCCGTTCTGCTACAGAGGTATCGAAAGCAAATAGTATGATTGTTAAGTACTATTCTATTTCCACTCGTTCTATAAAGACTTTCATTAAAACTGCGGTCACNGAAATGGCTTCAGGAGCAACGTCTAAAGCTATTGAAGTTGATGACTCAACGTTGTTTACTGCAACGGATACAATTCGTGTAGTCGGAGTTAAAGGCTATAAAGCTGACGGTGTTACGGTAGATACTAAAGACTTGATGTTATACGTTGTCGGAAAAGCAGAGGATACCGGTTATCCAACAGTTATTGCTGTAAATGGAAAAAGAAACTCTGACGGATCTAATTCTATTGTTCCGGCAATTGCGGTGAATAAGAAGATTATTCGTATGGGTCGTGCTGCAGCTGAGATTGATGTTGAAACAGGGCAATTCTATAATTTGCCAACTCCAGAGGAACAATACTGCCAGGTATTCATGATGCAAGTTGAGCAATCTACCGCAGATAAGATGTGGGCTAAAGAAGTAGATTGGAATTTTTCCGATATGGAAGAGGATTCAATCTATGACATGCGTCTAGGAATGGAAAATTCATTCTTGTTTGGAATTAAAGGTAAATCAAAGGATCCTAAGAAATCGGGCGCTGACGTTTACTTTACCGGAGGTATCTGGTGGATGGGTGGAAAAGACATTGCTCTCGGTACAACTGCCAANAATGTGACTACAATCACNGACGATCANATGGTAGACTTTTGNAANACTCTGTTTGTNGGNAATGATTCCGGCAATGGAACTAAGATCGGATTTGCAGGAAGCAACATGCTTGCAGCACTTGCAAAAATACAATCTGAAAGATTTAAAGTGGTTAAGGAATTTGAAAAATGGGGTCTTAAATTTACTTCATTTGATACCAATTTCGGTAAACTCTTGGTTATGCATCATGAATTAATGAATGAAAACGAGTTGAGTGATGCAATGTACGTTATCGATCCTGAATACTTACGTAAGAAAACATTCCTTACATGGGATCGCAAACAGTATGATATGGCTAAGCTTGCTAAAAGAGATACTACCGCCGTAGTAATGAAGGAAGCTTCTTGCTGCTATTTGGTTTATCCAAAGGCTCATGCTAGAGTTTATTTGGGGTCTATTCCCGCATAAGTAACATAGGGAGGGATTAAATTCCCTCTCTTTTAAAAGCAATATTATGAGATACATTTCAAATAGAAATATTTCTTTTTCCTTAATGATTGGGAATACCAGTAAACAGTTTGATTTTTTAAGTCAATCAAATGGTACCAGCATATATGTGACGGATGACTCCAATGAAATTAAAGTGTTGGAGGAATCTGATATGTTCAAAAACGGGCTTTATAAAAGAGCCGAAGGAGAACAGGAAGCAAAACCTGTAAAAGACAAGGAAAAAGATCTGAAGCCTGTTAAGAAAATTACTACGCTACAGGATGCCGTAGAGTATCTTGCCAATCTGGGCGTTGGTGCTACTTCTTTAACTACTCCGGACGAAATTGTAAAGGCTGCCACGGAAAAAGGTGTTAGTTTCCCGAATATGAAGTAAAAAGATGGTTCAGGTATTGATTAATGATTTGGTTGGTGAGGTACGGGTTGCTCTGGATGAAAACAGAACGGAAAGCTCGTACCTTTCTGATAATACAGATAACATGGAGTTGAATGAGATTATCAGTTCTAAACTTCTTGAAGCTGTAAGATCGGTACAGGAAAACTGCCCGGTATGGATGCTTGAAGGTGAAGTTATGACTACTATTCTTTCATCTAACACGGACGGCTCAGGAACATTATCATTACCTGATGATTTTCTTCGTCTTGTAGCATTGCAGTTAACTGAATGGGATGCTCCTGTTTTTTCTGTCGAACAGACGGGAACACAAAAAGCATTGATGCAAGAAAACAAATATACCAGGGGAAATCCGAAACGTCCGGTTCTTGTCTTTGGAAATTCAGAGTCAGGATTAAGGACGCTAAAATATTATAGCGTAAAAACATCAGCTTTGGTAGAGTTAGCTTTATACGTTAAAATACCAAATGTAATAACGGTAAATAGCCAAAATTATTTGAAGTTTCCACAAATATTAAAACAGCCTATCGTATCATATTGCGCAGGTCTTGTTGAAATAGTTAGGGGAAATGCTGATCAAGCAAAAGTATTTTTCCAATTGGCTGAATCACATTATAGTTGATTTTTCATTATTAGATAATTCATTGATAAAAAAGGCCGTCTATGTGAATAGGCGACCTTTTGTTTTTGTATAAATCATCACTGCGTTTGCTGTGTTTGTTGTGTCTGATCGTATTGTTGATACTCCGGGCTTTGTTTCAATGCGTCTTGTTGTTGCTGCATTTGCGCTTGAGCGGATTGAATGAGCTGCAATAATTGATCTGCAAATGGGAAATCTCCGGCTTGCAACATTTGTTCAAGTGAGATTTGTTTTGCATTCATAAGTTGCATTAAGAACTCATTATTGATTGCTCTATAAACAGGGGTATCATAGCCTTCGGCGATCGACAAATCAAAATCTACCCCTCCCATTATTTCGGGATCATAACGAACGATTGCGCTCCTTCCGGCAATTCGTATAATCTTAGGTTCGTCATAGAACTGCTGTATATTCTTTAGTTTCTTCTTCGCAACGGAAGACAAGAAACTGGCATACGATTCAAGAATATCAATAATAGATGTTGAGGCGTTATTTGCCTGTTGTTGATAAAGTATTCCAGATGTTCCGGCCGTAGCCTGCTTTCCTTGCAAGGCTCCTTGTACACCGGATACATCGTCCATAAGTTGCATCTGCAAAGTTATCATATCCTGTAACCCGGAAATCTTACTGCTATTTACTAGTTGTTGAGGAGGTTTAGCGCCTTGTTTCAATTTGAGTTTTATAACCCCATTGAATCTGGTCCATTCCTCTGCTATATCTTCTATCGCCATATCATCTGGAATAGAATCCTCATCGACTATAAGCACACCTTTTGCCGAAGCTTTTACCACAAAATCATGAAGAATGATATAGTGATTAATGTATCTCTGTTGATCGATTACATCGCTCACGAATGAATGTATTTCGCCGTCTATAAAAGGATATGCCTTTACGACATACGGATGTGATCCGTGAGAGTACGGACTTTCTCCTTCTTCTAGTATATCTCCGAATGGTGACATAAATCGATAGTACCAATAGTTTTCAATGATATACTCATATTCAATAAGGGGTACTTGTTCAATATCCATATGAAGGCGAATGTTTCCATTTTCATCAAGAAGATAATTTCCGTCCTGGTCTTTTATTTTATTATCCTCTAATCTTCCTTGATTCTCTAATTCTATGTTTTTGATATTGGCATAAGAATCAATGTAAGCATCTCCTTTGAGATAATCATGGCACCACAATGCTTTTCGTTGTTCTAAGGTCCATAATTCGATAACTCTACAATCTGATGGATTATAAGGTACTAGGAATGAGATAAGACCTTCTGTGTTTCTTTTAAAGGTATCCATGTAAGTAGAAAGNAATTCCCGGTCTCTTGCTCTTTTATATATATCATTTAGCTTTGCAATATCTTCATCGCTATGAGCAAAGGCGGAACATAGAGTTCCGAATGTTAGATCATGGATTTCCCCTACTATTGTAAGGTCGTTCATTCTTAGGTCATTCATCGGACCGTCCATGAAAAAGAAGTTTGGATTGATATTATCGCTCCAGCAATCCTGATGTTGTTGTCTTAATCCAAAAGTCTCTTTTTGAAGAGCAAGACCGGAGAATATATATTCCTCAAACATTCGTGCGTCCAGCTCTTTCTTCTCATTAAGTTTGTTGTTATATTCAAGGGCGGTTGACATTGTTTCTCCAAGTCTTTGCTCTTCTCTATCCCGTGCTACTACAACCGGTGTGCTATTTTGATTACGATATACACCAAGTAATGTTTTTACCAGTCTGCGGATGAGGTTGTTTTTTAACGGNATATTNCCNTGTTTTTTNATNTANTCTTCCTCTGTGATCATTTGACCGCAGTGCTCAATCATATCACCCCATTGGTCTCCGTACATGTATCTTTTGCATCTTTCCCTATCTTTCCTAAAGTTGTATAAGCAATCCCATGCTCGTTGTGCTCGAAATATGAGTTGCACGTTGCGCCCAAATTCGGATTGTTTTTTTGCATGTTCAACGGTATCCGTTTGAGGTAGTTGCTTCGGTATAAGTTTTCTTGCCATAATCTACTGTTTTCTGCAAATTTCGATTAATGGTATTAAATGAAAACGATATAAATTGACGGTTGTCTATTTTTATCGTTCTATTCATGTTTTCAACCGATAAGTTTGTAGAAAAAATAAGAAATGCAGAGAATAAGGATAGGAAATGATTTAAGCGTATCAATATCCATTTATAATAATGGAGCTATATACGATTTAACGGGTAAAACGGTTAAACTATACTTGATTTCTCCTGTGTCTAAAACGCTTATTACTCCAACTATCAATTCAAATAACATTTCTTTTGTTTTCCCCGGATCAGATCAGAAAGTTTGCGGGGAGTACAATGTTGAAATTGAAATAACATCTGGCTCCAACAAAAACACTTTGGATAGTTGCGAAGGGTTCAAGTTGGTTGACAGAAGTTGTAAGATAGGTGGAGATGATGGCGAATTTATAGTGAACAGTATTCAATTAGATTTTGAGGCATGAGACGGATTAGAATAGGCAATGACATAAATATAAATGTTTCTGTTACAAGAGATGGAGCTAAAGAGGACTTCACCGGAAAAACGGTAAGCGTCTTTCTTGATAGCCCCGTTCGTTCCTATCCTATATCTAATTTTACCATCAATGAGAATGTTATATCATTCCCGTTTTTAGGATCCATTCAAAAAGATTGTGGTGATTATTCTGTCACCGTAAAACAGGAGTGGGGGGATAACCAAAATATATCAGACACTTGCGCTGCATTTAAGCTTGTAGAGCATAGTTATATGGCAGGAGGATCGGATAGCTATGATGTATATGTTGAAACAATAGATTCCAATATCAATGTATCTACTGGAAGCGGTGTTGATGATTACGAATTCCTTTCAAATAAGCCTAAGATAAATGACGTTGTTTTAGTTGGTAACAAATCTCTTCATGATATCGGAGCACAGCCCGAAGGTGATTATGCCTTAAAAAATGAAATACCGGATATTTCTAATCTAGTTGAAAAAGAAGATGGAAAAGGATTAAGTACTAATGATTTTACGACGGAATTAAAAGATAAACTTGAAAATGTTAAGTCTAGTGCTGAAAAATTAGGGGATCTTTTGAATGTTGGCAATTGGGCAAATATGGCTCCTTTAAAAGACAGGTTACTTATACAGTTGAAGGGTGAATCTGTTTGGAGAAGTATTGATGTTGTTTCAATAGCCCAAGCAATAGGAAATGAAATAAACATCCCTATAATAAGAAGAGATGACGAAGTAGAGGGTACCGATGATGATGTCTTTTCTTCCCTTCGTACTCTTTTAGAAATTGCTAATAGAGCAATATCAAAAGAAAAAGACGACAGCACCGACTACGCTCTTACCATAGGGGGATTGCTAACGCTGCTTAGTGGGTTTTCTACCAAAAATTTTACTTCCGGTATTCTTGGCTCTGGTGCCGGATTAACGGTAGACCCTATAACCAGAAAGACGCGCATAGAGGCGGACGAGCTACTCATCCGGATGAAAGCTTATTTCTACGAACTGGTAATAGAAAAGCTTTCCCATGTCGGTGGGCAAATAATCCTCACCCCTGCACGAATGACATGCATTAAAGTAGAAGAGCTTACTAATGCTTATCGCTGTTACTTTAAAGCCACTGATGGAGAAAAGACCATAACGAACGATTTTATTGTCGGGGATCAGGCTGCGACCAGGGAGTTTAACATAAAAGCCGGCACTACAACCGGTGCAACTAATCATTATTTTTGGCGCTTAGTAACCGGTATAGGTGACGATTATATAGACCTGAGCAAAACAGACTGTGATACCAATAGCGATGCCCCACTGGCAGGAGACGATATCAGCCAACTTGGAAACCGGACGGATGCCGGCAGGATGAATGCCATTATCTTATCTTCTTTCGGAACCGATGCCCCGTCGTTCAAGCAGTATGCATATATAGATAGCTACTCTTTGGTTGATAAAGAGGTCACAATAATCAGCAAAGATGGTAACCGGTTAGTTGGTGATTTCATTCTGACTACCGGTATAAACATTGCCACACAACTGCAGATACTTGAAAATCTCATAAAGACCGAAATCCAGTCCGTGGAATATACCATAAATGCAAATGACAATTACCTGTCAAATGCAAGCTTTACCAAGGATATGGAGAATTGGCAACGGGATAGCGACATAGAAGTTTTTGCAAATGATGATCCGTTGGTAACCAATGACGAATACTATGCCGATGCCGATAATATAGCCGATGTAATGACACACGACGGCAAACTGTGGCTTCGATTGAAGAATAGCTATGTGAAGCAATTGAACGGTAACATCACGCAGCCGACTAAAGCAGGAAAGTTCTACGTCTCTTTACGCTACGTTTGTACTGGTACCGGAACGCTGACCTGTGGGTTTTCCGGTCAGGAGCTTTATCGAATTGCCCCCTTTGCACTTAATTCCAACCCTCGGATGTTTGATTTCTCCGGCGATTGGGACGGTACGGGTGACTTCCTGATACAATTTACAGGAGATATCTATATTAACCTTGTAGCCCTTACTAATAAGCCGCTGGATGATTTCAAAACGGAAGTAAACACGAAATTTCAACAGACATCGGACTCTTTAACGGCTATAGCAACATCTATAAATAATATCAATAGGACTATATCGGAATCCGGTTGGCTGACAACCGCTGACGGAACGGAAATTTGGGCAGCATGTACGTTTTCTGATGGAACTAAGGCTATCTCTTTATTTGAGGTAACTTCAGAGGGTGTTTTTATGAAAGGTTCAAACATAAATTTAAGTGGAATTGTAACATTTGATAGTTTTAGTGCAGATTTTCAAACAGCATATAATCAAGCTTTTAGTAATTCTCAAATGATTTCTAAAAATGATATTGCTGTTCAATTAGGATTTGCTAACTATGCTGATTTAGTGGCTAATGCTGCACAGGGTAAGGCTGTCCTTGTAGGTGGGTATCTAAATTTGGAACTTATTGATGTTAACACTCTTTTAGCCAATAAGGTTATCTCTAATAAAGTAGTTACGGCTTTATCGGGTAAACGTATCGAAATTGACCCAGATACTAATTCTATTCGGTTATTTGATTCAGCTAATGCAGAAATAGGAAAAATTACTTTTACTGAAGAGGAATATTCCAGCGGTATAAATACTTATCCACGTATAAATTTGAAACGCACTAATACAGAAAATGGGGTATCTACGGTTAATAGCGAAATAAATGTAACCCCAAGATATATTGAAATGAGTGAATATGACACTATTTATGGTACATTGTCGTTTAATCTTAACGCTATAACCGGGTTGACTTTCACAAAAGACAACCTACCTACTAAGAATTATCCAGCAAGTTAAAATATATAATCATGGGACTATTAGACGATCTATCAGACAATGACTTAAGAACGCTTGCCGCTCAGGTTGGCAGCCTCATAAAGTCTACATCCATACAGGTGGAATCCCTGCCTACAGCGGAATCCGTTGACAATATAAAGAGTCTCCCTGCAACCTTATTTGCCGGTGGGGTCAAAAAAACCGTTGCCGTACCTATATCCTTATTGAAGGGAAAGGATGGCGGGAAAGGTGATGCGATTGAATTTACCATACTCGGAAGTTTTAATACATTGGCTGAATTACAGGCGGCCTATCCAAACGGGCCGGAAATTAACGGTTTGTTTAAGGTTGGCAGTCTCCTGTATGTCTGGACGGGTAGCGGCTTTGAACTTATAAATCTTGATGTTTTTAAGGCTTTTGAATTGGAACAGTTTACCGATGTCACCTTTACCGGAAATAATATTGCGATAGATTACAGTAGAACGCCTTATGCCAAGATAACATTGTCCGGAGATAGTACCATATTCAATCTTGTAATAAACAATACCAAGGATGGATGTTTCGGAAAAATACTCGTTTTTCAGACCGGTTTCAAGCAGATATCCGTTGTCGATAATATAAAGGGGACGATAGATTTACCTCTTAACTCAGGCACGGTTGCCCTGTTAACTTATAACCGTATCGGGGATGTTATTTATATTCACAGTAATATCGTATTGGGCGACGTTCAATATCCCGTTCCACAAAAGATATCGGATTTGCTTTTACTCTATTCGGATGCAACGGCCTGTAAAGTCCAATGGACGGCACCGTACGCCAACAATATCTACGATAAGGCAACGCAATATGATATGCGTTATTCTAATTCTTCCGTAGATGCCAACGATACATCAGTTTGGAATAGCCTTAAAAAGATATCCGGACTCCCTACACCCGGAGACCCCGGAGAAATTCAAACCATGACTATATCCGGGCTTACTCCTAATAAAGAGTACTACATCTATCTTAAATCAATTAAGAGCAACTACGGAGTATCTTATCTCTCTCAGGCCTCTGAACCGGTTTACTTTAAGACGATCGGAGCGGATGATACCAGTAAGGCATATCACATTTCTTTAACCTTACAGAATATAATAAGCCAGAACCGGATGGATTTAGGGGGGATGGTTGATGAGGAAGATAAAAACGTTTATCTTTCAGACGGATATCCTGATACTAGATTTAGAAATTTTCAAACTTGGTTTATAGCAGATCAGTACTCAAGAGCAAATATGCCTTTTGATATATTCATTGACTTATTTAAACCTTACGTATTAGATCGGTTATATCTGTACTCAAACAAGATATCTTTATCGGTTTATACCATGAAAAATTATGGATACGCATGGCAAAAAGCGGGTGAGATTAACATAACTTGGGACTCTTATCCTTATGTAGATTTTAATAAAGTACAGGCAAGATTTATTAAAATATCTTTTGATCTATTCAATGTATTGGAACGTACTTATCCGGATGAGCCGGATGGATATGAGGGGCCAATAAGTTTTGAAGATTGGAACGGAACCATCTCCGAAATAAGGAATATACTATTATTTGCCCGCCCTCTTTCGGACATGCCGGAACAGATACAGCCACCGGTAAGGGATTCTTCCGCAAAAAGGTCTGTCGATCAATTCTTTTGTACCAATGGCCATTTATATCAGCAAGGTAGGATACACTCCATGTGCTCCGGTAAAAATGTGCGTTTATATATACCACAAGGATGGTTTGTACCGCTTAAACCGGATAATAGCGCCTACTGGGATACAATAGATACATCTATATTTGATGTTGAGCATTGCGGCTGGGTAACTGATAACAACGGTACCGGTCAGGATATGGAAGATAACCTGAGAGATAC